AATGGATTGATGAAAGCCATCAGCATCAACGCAGATGCCAAGCGACTCATCCAAGCAACGTGCAAGGACTTCTTTGATTGGGCTGAAGAGGGCAACCTCGCTCTCGATGTGTACTATTACAACGGCAGCAAGATACAAGAATTCACATCCGAATTCACATCATTCAAGGAGCTCGAGCCACGCAGATTCCTCAAATGGGTGCAGTCGTATGCTGACTATAAAGGATACAACATCACCAAAGGGCGCAATCACAACGGCAGATACTTCATTCTCGATTCGGGAACTCCCAAACCGACTCCAGAAGATGATGATATTTGGGATGAGTTAAACGAAAAAGCGAAGCAATGAAAATAAATTGTGATAGAGAAGATATTGAAAACATGGTGTATGGAATATCACCAGCATACATTGCATTTGACCATGAACTTGTTAAGAAGTGCGGCACATATTGTGGTGGCTTTCATGACAAATGGTCCTGGAATAATTCAGAGATTGAAATGCTTTCACTTGATGAATTGGTCAAGCTCTACCTGATATGCAAAATGAGCTGGAAAATTGATGAACATAAACTAAGAAATCAGAACTAATGAAAAAGACAGCACTCGAATGGTTTCTAACTGAATTCAAAAAAGAAGTTTGGTTTGAGCCAGATTCAGAACTTGATATCTGGATAAATAAATTGATACCAGAAGCCAAAGAAATGGAGAAAAAAGAAAAGCTAATAAGGCAGCTATTCATCGGAAAGGTTGTGGAAATTATTGGCTTTGAAAAAACACTTGAGCTATTGAAAGAATCTGAAAAAACCATAAACCAATGACAAGAACAACAAAAGAAGTGAGCGAAGCAATTAATTTCTTGAATGCTATCAAAATTCTATTAGATTTAAAAGATATGCAGTATGTATATGGAGACAGTATCGATTTACTTTGGTGTTGTTTACAAGAAATTGAAATTGATGACCAAATAAATGATGAACAATGACACGACAACACCGACAACTACTCAAAGACCTCCAGCTCAAGCACAAGATGGAGAAGTATCCAACCATCCCACCGCACCTGATTGCCCTGGACCAATGGAATGACAACTCAGCCAATGCACTGACCAAATCAATCATCGCATTCCTCCAGTTCAATGGATGCCAAGCGGAGCGAATCAATACGATGGGAGTCTATCGAAAGAAATACCGAACTGATGGAGTGGCAATCGGTGGGCAGTGGACCAAGGGAACCGGCACACCAGGTTCGGCAGATATCTCCGCAACGATCAAGGGGAGGTCTGTCAAGATAGAGGTCAAGTATGGCAAGGATAGGCAGTCACAAGCTCAGAAAGCATACCAGAAAGCAATCGAAGAGGCTGGTGGTGTGTACGTTATCGCAAAAGATTTTGAAGGATTCTTGCAATTTTATGAGCAGTTTTGCGAATCAATCAAATAAATGCGTATATTTACAATTCAAAACAACAATTTATGACTACAAAGAAAGCGGAGGCTACACTCGCAGAGCCAATGAACATTTGGCAAAAATTACACGCTGCCAAGCAGCAGATTGGAAAGGTTGCAAAGAATGCAACGAATCCACATTTCAAAAAGAGCTATGCTGACATAAATGCGCTGCTCACAACGGTGGAACCTATCCTCCACGAGCATGGACTGCTTCTCTTGCAGCCAGTGGTTGGCAATGATGTGGTGACTCGTATCATCGACATCGACTCTGGTGAGATAATCGAGTCATTCATGAGCCTTCCAGTCATCACAGACCCCCAAAAGGTGCTCGCTGCCGTCACTTACTTCCGTAGAGGTACATTGCAGTCACTGCTCTCACTTCAAGCCGTTGAAGATGATGGCAACACAGCCGCTCAAGGTGCAGCATCCAAGCCAACAATCGATGACAACCGCTTCAAGAAAGCTTTGGAGTCAATCGAAGCTGGGAAGTACACAGCAGAACAGTTGGCAACCAACTACGCACTCACTGAAGCTCAATCCAAAATGCTCGCACTATGAAGTGGCATCCATCGCAAATCGGTAAACTCATGACCAATGGCAGAGCCAAGGACAGCATCGGAGAAACAGCCAAGAGCTACATCAAGCAGTGTGTTAAGGAGGATTTCTATAACTACACCACAGAACTCAACAACAAATACATCTGGAAGGGTAGAGAGCAAGAGCTAGAGTCAATCAACCTCATCAACTCGGTTAGATTCACTGACTATATCAAGAATGATATCACCATCGAGAATGACTATCTCATCGGCACCGCTGATATCATCATCGAGCAGAAGGTCATCGACGTCAAAACATCGTGGTCCTTGGACACTTTCCCGGCACTGATGGAAGATGCAGTCAATCCACTCTATGAATGGCAGCTCAGAGCATACATGATGCTATATGACAAGCCATGTGCTGAGCTCATCTACTGCATGGTGACCACCTGGGATGAATTCCTAAACGAATACGAGAATCTCCAGCTCCACCGAGTCGACCACATCAATCCGGAGAAGCGCATCACAGCACTCTGGTACGATAGAGATGAAGACATCGAGGCTAAGATGGTTGCTCGCCTTAAAGAAGCATCCGATCTATATCATGAATATTACGAACAATTAAACAATAAGTAAAATGGGATGCGAACCAATCAAACCAAAGAACTTTGATGACCTGGATATCGGTGTGTCATTGTTTGGTCATTTACAAATGATGCTTTTATTGAATAATAACGAGAAAACAGAATTTATCAAAGGATTCGAGCACTGTCTCAAGCTATATGAGAAATGGACTGCTGAACAATTAGATAATAAACAACAAAGGGAAAATTAAAAACAAATAACAATGGAAGAGCTAAAAGCAAAAGGCACCATTCACCACCTTGGTGAAGCCAGACAAGTAAGTGAGAAGATGAACATCAGAGAGTTTGTGCTCTCAATTGGTGACAAGTATCCACAGCTGGTACAATTTCAAGCTGTCAATGAGCGAGTGAAGTTCCTGGATACAGCCAAAGTCGGTCAAGAATGTGAGGTCAAGTTCGACCTTCGAGGCAGAGAGTACAATGGCAAGTATTATGTCAGCCTCAATGCTTGGGATATCCGCATCGCAACAGCAGCAGCACCATCAAAACCAATCACAGATGAAATCGATGACGATTTACCTTTCTGATGGCGAGAACATTCGGGACTTCATCCATAAAGAGCTGAGGTCCCGACTCTCAAAACGCTACAAAATGACACATTTGGCTGAGGATATGAATCTCAACTACTACACTGTCAATCGATTTATGAGAGGCAATGGGGTGGGTGATGAGTTCTACATCCAAGCCTTCAACTTTCTGATGAAATGAAGTACTTTATCGCATACATAGGCACCAAGAATGATAACCTCGATAGCTTGGTTGCAAGGGTGCACGACTTATTCAACATGATGCCAGGTGTCAACACTTGCATCGTGCTCACCATCTCTGATGAAGTACACATCTCTGAAGTGACTCCTGAGGAATTCTACGAACAATGGTCAAGCCTTAACTGATATGAACTTAAAACTACTAATACAAGACCCAATCGTGCTCAAAGTACTATCCAAGTATTATGAGCGCAGCCAGCTCGGCATCCAGAAATATGGGCGCACTTTAGATCGTGATGACTTGAGCCTCACCGATTGGCTAAATCATCTCCAGGAAGAGCTGATGGATGCCACTCTGTATATTGAGAAGCTGAAGGCAGATTTGAAGCAAGCGCAAAAGGCAGCTTTAATTGAGTTGACCAATATGGACAAGGATAAGGGGTAAAAATTGCCACATATCTAAACACGAAATGTAAACTAAACAACAAGAACAATGAAAACAGCAGTAGAATGGTTGATTGATGAGTTATATAAACAAGGAATAAGTTTATACACTCCCGAATTAATTGAACAAGCCAAAGAAATGGAGAAAGAGCAGAAGATTGAATTTGCTAAACTTCACGTGCAAAAAGCATTGAAAGCAGTTGAAAATGAAATGATTCTTTCAGCTTCAGCAGTCAAGCATTGGTATTTACCCGAAACTATTAATTAACCTTTAAACAACAAGAACAATGAAAGCAACGCTACACTTTGACCACGACGAGAGGGACGAGCTACAAGACGCGATAAATGCGTGGAAATGGAAGCAAATTTGTCACGAGCTTGACCAAGAAATGCGCTCGGTGGTAAAACACGGATACATTGGAAAGAAAGAGGCAACTGAAGCAGAAATGGAAGTAACTCACTATTGGAGAGATAAACTCCGCGAATTAATAAACGAAGACAACCTAAACCTATGAGACCAGACAAAGAATACCTCGCAGCACTCACCACGATGATACTCGTGACGGCAGTGGCTATCATATTGATTTTTAAAGTTATCTTTGAGCTATGGAACTGATACTCTCATATCTCGCACTCGGGTGGCTCATCGCCAACTTCGAGCCTCTGCACTGGGTCATTGACCTACTATTCATCAAGGTCATCCCAAGCACCAAGCTCGGTGATTACATTCATGCTGGCTTTGGTTGCTGGAAGTGCACCTCATTTTGGACTGCTTTGGCACTTTCTGGCAATATATATACGGCAGCAATCACAGCGATGGGTGCCTACATCATCAGC